CTGCAAAGCAACCACAACCGAAGCGGTTCCGGATTCCTTTCCCCGAAACGCTTCCGATGGCTCTCAGCCTTTTCACTCATAACCCCTCGAGGGATACCCCTGGTGCGATGCACCGGCGTACCCTCGATGAGAGCAAAAAGTCTGTCGGGAATGACCCCGATGGCCGTGTGCGAGCGGTCCAGCAAATGTACAGTTCCTTCGTCGCGAACTGCGTGCTGGCCGTTTTAGGTCGATTACCCCTGCTTGATGCTGCAGGGGCCAAATCCTTGAATCTCCTTGCGAAGTGGATGGCCCGGACCACACGTCTGTCTGGCCCTTCCCACATCGCTTCAAGGTTGAAGGAGTTCGCTGCAGATGCCCGAGTCAGCGCCATTCAGAGGCGCCGTATGGCTCCCTCTCGTTTCACACGAGTTTTCCATGGAGCACTCGGGTCGATCCGGTCAGCAATGGACGACACGTCATTGCCTGGCCGGTTCGATGTCCTGAACCAGATTGGCTACCTGGGACGCTCTCTCCCTAAGGCCCGCAATTCTTGTGGCGGGCCCCCCTCTTTCGAGGGCGAGAAGGCGCTCCGGTCTCACGCCAAGGTTCTCTCGACTCCTGCAGAGCCCCTCTCGGAAGGTGACCGTACTTTCCTGGTCAAATTCGCGAGGGACTGGTCGGAGCGGCATCTAAACCGCTTCCAACCCGACTTCTCATTCTCCCTGTCCGGAGGATCATGTGTCGAATCAAAGCGCCGTGATGGTGGGCTGGCTGCCTACCTAAACGGCGTCGTCAACGAGACAATCCTGCTTGGCGGCGCACTGCGGTACCAGAAGAAACTCCTCCCAACCCTGGATAACTTGTCCCAGGTCGAGCGAGTTGCCGCAGATCACCTCCTCCCTGCGCTCGCGGAACGACTTCCTGAGTCTACTCCGCAGGCCATTCCTGTGGCCATCCCTGAGCGTGGTTGGAAGATGCGCATTGCTACCAAGTCCCCCGGCTCCCTTGTCCTCCTCACACATCTCTTTCGTAAGTGGATCTCTCGTGGGATCCGCTCCGACCCGGCCATTCAGGAGGTCCTCTCTGGCGAGCATCGCGCTGCCGTCGAGAGCCTCATCGAACGGTTTAAGGACGGCATTCCGACAGGATTTCAGGTCCTGTCCGCCGACCTCAAGACCGCCACCGATCTCATCTCCCTGGAGGCCTATCAGGCCATCTGGGAGGGGATCCGTGATTCGAACCCTGGCCGGTCCCTACCGAAAGAGATACGTCGAGCAGTCGAACTTGCTATCGGACCGCAGCGAGTTGCTTACTCCTGGTCCGACGGCTTGTCGGAGGCCATTACCACGAAGCGGGGTGCCCTCATGGGCCTGCCCTCTACATGGTCCTTCCTATGCCTACTGAATTTGGCATGCTGGAAGGGTGCCTGCGACGCGCGCCACAAGTCTCCTCTCCCCGTTCGCATCTGCGGCGATGACCTGCTGGGCGTGGCCCCACAGTCAGTCGTCCGCCGCTACGAAGAGCGGATGCTTCGACTTGGTGCGAAGTTCTCTGGACGAGCGAAGCACTTCACTTCCCCCTATGGTGGCACCTTCACGGAAGAGGTCTTCCGTCTGGAAGTGAGCCACGCCACGGCCGAACGCCGTGTGGTGGAAGTGGAGCCCTATCAACCTCGGTTCCGCATGCCCGGGTCACACCTCCCTGACTGGGAGATCATGGCCCTGCGGGCGGCGTTTCCCGAGGAGCGGACTGTAGCTCCGCGAGTCGTTTGGACCGAGGCGTTCCCCACTCGGGGACTTCTCGGGACCATGAAGTCTGCCTCAGCAGGGCTTGACGCCCCTTACTGGGTCACTCTGGGTCCCGCTCTGGAACGCCTCTGTGAAGACCGCAACCCTGCGGCCCGCCAGAAGATGCTCAAGGTAGTGCATTTTGCCCATCCTGAGCTGTTCCGGCTGGCCTCGCAGCGCGGCCTGTCCTCTGTCGTCCATCTGCCTCGCCTCCTCGGTGGTTTTGGAATCCCTCGTCCGGTTGGGCCCTTCTTCGGGCCCCTTCCCGACAATGTCTTCGGCCGAGCGGCTTTCGCTCTGGCCTACGGGTCGTCATGGGAATCCAATCTGCTGGCGTTGTCCCAGCCGTATTCCATCGGTATCCGGGATGTCATCCCGTTCCGACGATCGGCTGAGGCCTCTTGTGAGTTCCAGGTGCTCCAGCGAGTCACTCTCGCTAGGCCCGGTTCTCAGGCTCCAGCAGGCCAACTCGAGTCCCCGATCTCCTTCGAGGAGATTCTCGAGTCAGCCACCACCCGCCTCGCCAACGCCACGATGGCAGTTGTCAGCCCCGATGCCCTTCGTTCTGCTCCGGATTCGGCTTCAGCAGCCAATCCGAAGCTTTTGGGCTCTCTCCGGGCCGCACTCTACCGTCGTGCGTCTCTGATCCTCCGTACCCAGGGCGGTGCCCTGCCTCGGAAAGGTTTCCGCCATCCGCCTTGTGTGGCGAAGATGGAAGCCAGGATCCTCAGCCTCCAGCAGTCACGGTGCTGCCTCATTCCAGAGGCCTTCGCACCCGTCTTGCTGCGACCAGGAACACTGGCACGGATCCGACCCACACCCCCACCCGCCCCCTCTTCGGGAAAACGGGCACGGGGGGTCGTCCTACCCGAGCACTTGGCCCACCTCATCGACCTATCGCACGTGGAAGGGCTCCTCCTAGCCAGCTCCGTTGCTGGTCTGGACGAGCTCGAGGCGACGCCTGCAGTATCTGCTGCCGAGCCAGTGGCTGAGGAGAGTATCAGCACTGGGCGCTCCGCCCTTAACGGCAGGCGCTCACTGGCGCGACGTCGCCCTTTGCTCTCTGGTGGCTTGACCACCTAGGGAGGCCCTCCAAGGTCTCCTGGTTTCCCTCTCGACAAC